TGCGTCGATTTAGAAGAGAAGGTGTACATCATTACGGCTCAGCAGGAGCGGAACGGCTTTATGCTAGACGTAGAGCAGGCAACTTTGTTATGGCAGACCGTAACGCACCGAATGAGACAGATAACGGAGATGCTACAGGAAGTATTCCCGCCAATAGTGGAGGAGAGGTGGTCAGAGAAGACGGGGAAGCGCCTGAAGGACAAAGTAACTGAGTTCAATGTTGGATCACGCAAGCAAATTGCAGAGAGATTGCAGAGTGTTGGCGTTAAGTTCAAGAAGAAGACAGACAAAGGCGCTATCATCGTTAATGAGAAGGTGTTAGAAGGCATTGACATCCACGAAGCCAAGGTTATACACGAATACCTGATGTTGCAGAAGAGAGCAGCACAGATAGACTCTTGGTTGTCCTTTGAGAAGGAAGGCAGGGTTCACGGCAGGGTTATCACTAACGGAGCTGTGACAAGCCGTATGACGCACCACAGTCCTAACATGGCGCAGATTCCGTCAGTGACAGCACCGTATGGCAAAGAGTGTAGGTCTTTCTGGTGTGTACCAGAGAATCACAAGCTAGTCGGTATAGACGCTAGTGGCTTAGAGCTAAGAATGCTGGCGCACTATATGCAAGACCCAGCGTACACTGAGCAGATTCTCAGTGGTGACATACACACTTACAACATGAAAGCTGCTGGCCTCACTAACAGAAATCAATCCAAGACTTTTATCTACGCTTTTCTTTATGGCGCTGGAGCGGCTAAGATAGGTCAGATTGTAGGTGGTGGCTATAAAGAAGGTGAAGTACTGATAGAATCTTTCCTACGTAACACTCCTGCACTAGACAAGCTCAGGAAGCGTGTATCTTACTTCTCAGAAGGCGGTACATTGCCAGCACTAGACGGCAGACGCTTGCGAGTCAGGAGCGAACACGCAGCTTTAAACACTCTCTTGCAAGGTGCAGGAGCTATTGTAATGAAGCAAGCGTTGGTCTTACTGGTAGAGTCTCTAGAGAAATACAAGATACCTTACAAGCTAGTAGCGAATGTACACGATGAATTTCAGATAGAAGTACCAGAGAATTTTGCTGACGTAGTTGGCAAAGCAGCAGTAAGAGCCATCAGGGATGCAGGAACGGAATTAAGTCTGCGCTGTCCACTTGATGGGAAGTACAATGTAGGAAACAATTGGGCAGAAACACATTAATATGTTATACTAACCGATACAATAACCATAAGGTAAATACTATGTCAGAAGCTAAACCAGTAACAATCAACGCAGACATCATGTGGGCAAGTCTTAACGAGCCTAACCGTATGTCTGGTAAGTACCAGATCGACCTCACTCAGTTGTCTGCTCCCGCTATGGAAGCACTGGAGATGATGGGTTTAGGAGTACGCAACAAAGCAGGACAGGGAGACTTTATTACATGCAAGTCTAGCAACCCTATCCGTGCGTATGACACAGACGGTAACGAGATCAAAGGTATCCTGATTGGCAACGGCTCTAAAGCCAAGGCAGTTCTTGGATACTACGATTGGAAGTCACCCGCAGGTCAAGCAGGACGCAGCGCATCGTTGCTGAAGCTAGTCGTTACAGACCTTATCGCATACAATGGTGGTGCTGAGATGGACGAAGTAGCTATGGACGAAGCCTTGTGATCTTAATTGATGCAGACATACTGGTCTATCGCATAGGTTGGTCGTGCAACACAGAGTCTGAGAAGACAGCCCTCAACACCATAGACGGCTTTATCGCAGACCTTCTGATGCAGCTTAACGCTGACGAAGAAACCTCGCACTATGTTCTGTATCTCACTGGTCGTGGCAATTTCAGGAACGAATATGCCATTACCGCTCCATACAAAGGCAACCGCAAAGATAAAGAGAAGCCAGTGCATATACAGGCACTACGGGATCACCTTATCAACAAGTGGGCAGCTTTAGTCACCGACAATGAGGAAGCTGATGATGCAATAGCAATCGCAGCCACTACTCACGGTGACAAGGCTGTAATGGTGTCGTTGGATAAAGACTTTGACCAGATTCCTGGTTGGCACTACAACTTTGTAAAGAAACTCAGATACTACGTCACGCCAGAAGAGGGCTTACACTTCTTTTACCGCCAGATACTAATGGGTGATCGCATAGATAACATCGTAGGTATTCACGGCATAGGTGAGAAGAAGTCAGCCAAGTTGTTAGAGGACTGCAAGAATGAGCAGGACTACTACGACAAGTGCGTAGAGATGTTGGAGAGTGAGGAGCGTGTCATAGAGAACGGTAGGCTATTGTGGCTCAGACGCTACGAAGGACAGATATGGGAGCTACACAGTGCCTAATAACGGTAGATGGACAGAGGCACGTTTCCGTTCCTTCATTATCTCAGCACTGCGAGGCGCTCACGGTAAGTGGGGTGTCAAGCACGATGCTAAGAAGTCAGCATGGGTGCGGAGAGGTGTTTACAAGTGTGCAGAGTGCAAGAAAGAAGGCTCTGCCACACTACCACCACTGGCAGGACGTACACGCAAGAGAAACAACGCAGCAGTAGATCATATAGACCCAGTAGTACAACCAGAAGTCGGTTTCGTAGATTGGAACACCTACATAAACAGAATGTTCCTAGAAGCGTCAGGCTATCAAGTGCTGTGTTATAAATGTCACGCTGCTAAGACAGCAGCAGAACGACTGAGAAGGAAAAAGAAATGAGAGACTTAACTGTAGACTTGTTGCACGAACTATTCACCTACGACAAAGAGACTGGTAAGTTATATTGGAAAGTTGCTAGAGGGCGTGTAAATGTGGGGGATGAAGTTGGTTCTGCTAACGGCAGCGGGTATTTGTTAACCAGAGTTAACTACAAAGCCTATAGATTACACAGGCTTATTTTTTTAATGGATAAAGGATATTTACCAAAAATTCTTGACCATATTAACGGTGATAAAAAAGACAACAGAATAGAAAACTTACGACCAGTCTCTTCAGCACAGAACGCGCAGAACAGACAGCTTAACAGTAGAAACAAGAGTGGTCACAAAGGAGTTTATTGGGATAAAGAAAGAAAGAAGTGGAAGGCTCAAGTAAGATGCAACGGTGAAACCATACACTTAGGTTGTTTCGAAAACTTAGAAGAAGCTGATGTAGTAGTAAGAGCAGCCAGAGAAGAACTACACGGCGACTTCGCCAACCACGGAGATCAGTAATGACTAAGCATCTAGTAATACCAGACACACAGGTAAAACCAGGAGATAGGGCTGATCACCTACGTTGGGCAGGCGAGTACGCAGCAGATAAGAAGCCTGACGTTATTGTCCACATAGGCGATCACTGGGACATGCCTTCTCTAAGCAGCTATGACGTAGGTAAGAAGTCTTTTGAAGGCAGACGCTACGTCAATGATGTGGAAGCAGGCATCAACGCTATGCATAAGTTCCTAGAGCCTATACAGCGTGAGCAAGAACGCTTAGTCCGTAACAAGCACAAGCAATGGAATCCTCGCCTAGTCTTCACTCTAGGCAACCATGAGTACCGTATAGAGAGAGCTATTGAGTCAGACCCAAAGCTAGACGGGCTTCTGAAGTACGGAGACCTCATGCTAGAGGAGATGGGCTTTGAAGTTGTACCGTTCCTACAGCCTATCATTATTGATGATATAGCCTACTGCCACTACTTCACCAGTGGTGTTATGGGCAGGCCAGTCAGTAGCGCAAAACTCATGTTGTCTAAGAAGTTTATGTCGTGTATCATGGGTCATGTTCAGGACAGAGACATCGCCTACGCTCGTAAGGCTGACGGCACTAACATTATAGGACTGTTCTCTGGCATCTACTACCAACACGATGAGGAGTACTTAAACGCTCAGACTAATGGAAGTTGGTCAGGTGTGTGGTTGTTAAATGAAGTGGTTAACGGAGGCTGTGACGAATTGCCTGTTAGCATAAACTATCTACGAGAGAAGTACGGAGACTAACATGGCTCTCACCTATTACGATTTACTAGAGAAGCTAAAGACATTGGATGAACTAACGTTACTAGAAATACTGAATATAACGTCAGAAGAACTGGTAGATGTCTTTAGCGATAGAATCAACGATAAATTTGCAGAACTAGAACAGGATTTTAGACAATGAGATTAAATGACTGGGAAGATGATCCGTAT